AGCCCGAGTTTTGGTTTGGATTGGGACCCGGCAATTAGCTGATTTTATTCGGGTATTCAAAAACCTTGAGTATCGCTGGATGATTGTCTGCCAGTATATCCCAGCGCGCTACATTATCAAGTTCCAGGCGCAGCTCAACCCGATTCTTTATCTGTCGTTGCCTGGAGAGCCATATCCTAACCCCGAAAAGAGTCTGCCCCAGATTTATCAAAGAGTATCTTCCGGCAGGAGAGACACGCTTCATCCTTGTGGTCGTCCAATACAGGTAGTCCGGAAAATCATCAGAGACTGGTTCCGGCCCGGGGAATATATCATCGATCCCTTTGCGGGATCCGACACGGTGGGCGTGGCTTGCCGCGAGATCGCGATCCAGGCAGACACTTGTGAGATTGACCCGAAAATGTACGAATATGGCCAGAAAAGAAATTCTCAGGGATTTTTATTTGAGAGTGTGGAGACGGAAAGATGCAAAATCTGAAACCAACTGGCTTTTGCTGGGAGTGCGGCTTGCAGACAGATGGGCTATTTTGTAAGTCAGTTTGCCAGAGAAAATATGAGCGCAGGCATAAAAAACAACAGGAAGATGCTGTGAGAGAAGGTCATCGAAGAGGGTATGGGTTGAAGGGGAGTACGCATTGAGAATCGCAAGAGTTTTTCCAAGAAGGACAAGTATGTCTCCCACAGATAAGGACGCATATTTCGACACGCCTGATCTCTTTACTCGGAGATATGACAAGGCCATGATTTCAACAGTTTTTACATGGGACAAGCCGCGAGCGGAGAGGTTAGCCGAGGCGTGGAAAACTGTTGCTGACGAGGTGGTAGTCGGTGGTCCTGCCTACGATGATCCCGGTGATGACTTTATGCCTGGAATGTTTTTAAAGCAGGGAATTGTTATCCTTTCAAGGGGTTGCCCAAATCGTTGTTCCTTTTGTCTTGTTCATCGTAGAGAAGGAAATTTAAGATTGATGGGCATTAAACCAGGACACATAGAACAGAGCAATAATTTTTTGGCCTGCCCGGATTCTTATAGAAAAAAAGCGTATGCGATGTTTAAAACACAAAAAGGGATTTGTTTCAAAGGTGGCTTAGAAGCGGCAAGAATTACAGAAAAAGAGGTTGAGATATGGAGGGGTTTAAGAATCGCAGAGTTATGGCTGGCCTGTGATCAAAACAGCGATTTCCCTGCTTTTAAAAAAGCGGTAAGTATACTGCTCCGCGCAGGATTTACTCGGCACCACATCCATTGTTATGCTTTGATCGGGAATGATCCCAAAGAGAACATACACAGACTCAGGGAGATTTACCGCTTTGGTGCCATGCCATTTGCTCAACTATATCGCGACGAAACTGACAGCAGAAAATATCCGAAATCTTGGAGGAGGTTGGCGACTCGGTGGTCCCGTCCGGCAGCAATAGAATCCAGAATGAAGAGTGTAAGAGAGGGGAATTATGCCACGCCGCACCTTTAGAGGCTCCGGAGGCGAAGAGATTATCCGAACGGGGAGATTTGGTTCCGGCTACCGGAAGTACAAAAACATCCGGGTCAAGTTGGACGGCTACAGCTTCGACAGCAAAGGCGAGGCCAGGCTCTATTTGCGGCACAAAGCGGAAAAGGAAGCCGGACAGATCAAGGACTTTGAAGTGCACCCGGTCTTTAAATTCCCTACCGGCTCCAGGTATACAGCAGACTTCAAGGTGATCCAAAAGGACGGCAAGGAGGTGATTGAGGACTATAAGAGCCCGTTCACGCGCAGGGAGACGGCGTATAGAATACGCATCAAGCTGCTCAAGTTTTTCTACCCGGAAGTTAATTTTGTTGAGGTTTAGCAGGAAGAAGCACAAACAAGAGGAGGAGCCATGGCAAAAGGAAAGCAAGGCCTGACGGTCGAAGAGATGCGCTATAGCGTTAACCGCTTCAAAAAACAGGCCAAGACGAAGGGGGAGAGGAAGGGTTGGTTTCTTGACCTTTTCTGGCTGGCCTACGCTGGCAAGAAACTCTATGTTTCCCCGGAAGCACTTTATTCCGATCTCAACTGGCAGGCAGGAGGCGATTATTGCGCCAAGCATGGCGGCGAGCTGCCGGATGTTGCCTGGTTGGATAGCCTCGTTGACCGCAGGACGGGTTGCGCAGCCCTGGTCCCCGGAGCTAAAGCTATCGGTTTAAAAGCCGGTTGGCATTGGGCCAAGCAAGAAGTTGCCGGCAGTCCGGTTTACGCCCGGATGGTCGATCTCGAGGACGGCGGCGTGGACTACTGCTACAAGGGCTACAGTAATTATGTGCGGTGCGTTCGTCTCAGCCAGTGATTGATTTTTTGACAGTTTTCTGGTTGGACAAGAAAAAACGGCGGAAAGGGGAGGGTAGTTATGGCCGGTTGGGTGGAGATAAAAAACAGCAACGGCGAGCGCGGCTGGGTGGAGAACAGGATCCGGTCTCATGCGCGCTGTAAGTATTGCGGCGCCGTGATCTTCTGGGGGACCACGCAGAGGAACAAATATATCGCCTTAACTAAAGACATAGATGGAGAGTTTCTTTTTCACTGGCCCCTTTGCCCCGGACCTCAAGGATCTAAAAAACCCCAGGCGGCAGGTAGCGCATTTATGGATAAAACGCAGGGTACGCTGAAAGGAGTAGGGCTTATGGCAGACGAGAGATTGGTGGAGAAGGTCAAAGACATAATCGCGGACATTTTTTCAGTTTTGCCCGAGGATCTCAAAGAGGAGTCCACGATAGAATCATTCGGCGGCGATTCCTGCGACGATATTGAGCTTGTGGTTGAACTGGAAGAGGCATTCGGGATAGAAATTGAAGACGCCATCGCGAAGGATTTTAAGACTGTCGCTGATGTGGTGCGATGCGTGGAGGAGAAGATATCAGCAAAGAGAGGTGGCCTATGAAGATAACCTTTGAATCGTTTGTCTTTTTCCGAGATTCCAACCAAATAACAAGAGAGGAAGAGAAACAAATAGAGATTCGGATAGAGTGTGAATACCGAGGCCTGAAAAAGACTGTGGTAAGGATCTTCCCTGATGTCACCAGAACAAGGGGGGAGAGAGGGCTGATGAAGCGCAGCGTGGATGCTCTCTTTTATGAAATGCGCGAAGCAGTCGAAGAGGAATTTTTGAAAAATTTTGAGAGGGGGGAGAATGTCGCGTAGAAATCGGTCCGGCCAGCCCTGCAAGATGAGTCTTGGCCATAGAAAACGCCGCATCAGAAAACACCTCCGGAGGAAAATATAAAAAGACGAGCAATTGATTCAGCTTAATCATCAGTTTCTAAGTGAGGCATTGGAGCGGAAACGCCAGGAATGGGTAGACAAAAGGTTGAAAGAAAAGAAGCGGGAGAGATTTTTAGCTTGGTTCTGTATCGCTTTACTCATTCTTTGTTTTGTGGTGTTTGTGTTATTAAAACCATAAGGATAAATGAGGAGGTGTAAACGATGATGTTGTGTCCTTATTGCAAAATACGACCAAAGTTTAAAGCAACCTGTAAAGATCCAGTTTGCCAGCATAAACATCGCCTTGCTTATCGCAGAAAATATTTTGAAAGATTTGAAAGAAAAACAGGCAGGAGAATTTCTGTTTCTATAACAAGAATCAAACAGCAAGCTGAGATATTAGCTACAAAGTAATTCCTTCCCGAAGATTCGGGAGTATTTGTCGCTTTTATAGGCGCCGCAATGAGATAATATAATCAAACAATTTAACCAGACATGGTCGCTCCCTGTCTGGATTTATGGCCGATTCCGTGCACGGCGGGGTCGGCCTTTTTTATTTTTAATATTTTACAAAGGAGGATGGTATGAGCAGTAATGCAATAAAAGCGCAAGGAACGGAGTTGCAGTTAGGTGCAGGTTCTCCGTTGACCTACACCAAGATTGCGGAGATCAATTCGTTCAGCGGCCCGGGAGGATCCGTCTCAGTCATTGACGTGACCGATCTGTCCAGCGAGGCCAAGGAAAAGCTTGCTGGACTGAACGATAATGGTCAGCTTTCATTCGAGGCCAATTTCATCCCGACAAACACACAGCAGGCGGCTCTTCGCACCGCAAAGGAAAATGGGACGACGTGTAGCTTCAAGCTTGTTTTCACTGACGGAACGGAATGGACCTTCAGTGCCATCGTGACGGGGTTCTCGACATCCGGTTCTATTGATGGCGTGGTAAAGCTGTCGGTGACGTTGGAAATCAGCGGAGAGATCGTCGAAAGCTAACAAGAGGAAGATCTAAAAAGAGAGGACGCGTTATGTTAACTCGAGAAGAGATTCTCTCCAAGGTATCCCTCAAAACCGAGAAGGTAACCATCGAAGAATTATTCGGCGAGGTGATCGTTTCGGAAATGTCCGGGGCAATGCGCGATGAATGGGAACAGGCGATCAGGGAAAAAGGCGCCGACGGAAAATTTATTTCTCTTCGGGCAAAGCTGGTGGCCTTTACTGTCATTGATGAAAAAGGAGAAAGAGTTTTTTCAGATGGTGACATCCAGTCAATCGGAAAATTGCCATCGGTGATCCTTGAAAAAATTTGCGTAGTGGCTATGCGTTTAAATGGCCTGGGCGCAGATGCAATCGAAAAGGAAAAAAAAAGCTAATTCGGCAGCCTGAGAGAAGATTTTATTTTTTTCTTGCCGAGAAGTTAGGGAAAACCGTCGCGGAATTATTGGCGCAAATCACGAGTTCTGAGATCACTGAATGGGTCGCTTATTTTAACCTAAAAACTGAAGGCGATCCTGTGGATCCGAAGGCAGCGTTGACAAAAATGTTCAAAACAAAGATCAAAAAGAAAGGCCGGTAGGATGGGCATATTAGGGACCCTGGGGAGCCTGAATGTCCTTTTAAGCGCAGACACAGCCAAGTTCACGTCTGCGATGGAAAAGGCAGCTTATACAGCAGAAAATCAAGCTCGCAGGATGGGGATTGCCGTTAAGTCAGTGGCGATCATGGCCGCCGCAGCCGCAACATCTATCGCCGTCAGTATTAAAAAGACCATCGACCACGCCGACGAAATCGGCAAAATGGCGTCCTCGATCGGATTGACCGTAGAGCAGTTATCCAGCCTTGAATATGCGGCGAAATTATCCGGTGTGGAGATAGAGGGGCTGCGCGCATCCTTCCAGAAATTCAATAACACCATTTTTGACGGAGCCAAAGGAGTTAAAGAGAGCGCTACGCTATTCAAGGCGCTTGGGATTTCTCTTAATGACAACAATGGAAAGCTGAAAAGTAATTACGATCTCTTCCTTGAGACCGCAGACGCTTTGTCAAAAATGAGTGATGGAGCGACGAAATCGGCTCTGGCGCAGGATCTTTTCGGCAAAAGCGGCGCAGCTATAATCCCGATACTTAACTCCGGAAAAGAGGGAATTGAAAAGCTTGCCGAAGAAGCCTCCGGGCTCGGCGTTGTGCTTAACAGCGATACAGCGCAGGCCGCAGATAAATTCAACGACAACATGACGCGCATGGCAAGCGCTACACAGGGGATTGTTTTAAGTTTTACTTCCGGCCTTCTCCCTACCCTGACAAATCTAACCGAAAACATGAATAGCTCAACAAGCGCCCTGGAGTCTTTTAGAAAGGAAGGAAAGACAAGCGCGACAATAATCGTCGCGCTTGTCAACGGTATTATGTTTTTCAACGATGTCCTTATGACGAGCGCTGATTTAATTGCGGCTATTTCAGTTGCTTTTGGAGGAAGGCTCAGGGATTCAATGACGGTGATAAGAGCTTATATTGACGACCAAAAGGAGAGGTGGAACAACTTTGCGATCAGCGCAGAGAAAAATTGGAATGCAGTGTCGGAGACGGTTGAAAATAGTTCTGATAAAATCCAAAAAAATGTTTCAAATACCTCTGCCAAGATCGAAGAATTTTATAAAAAAGAGGAAGAAGAAACAGAAAGGTTGAAAACTGCCGCTGGGAATTTGGGAATGACTTTCCAATCGGCGTTTGAGGATTCGATTATTGAAGGAAAAAAGTTTAGCGATGTGCTCTCGTCTTTATTGGAGGATATTGAGCGCATTATTTTAAGGACCGCTGTTACGGGGCCATTAGCGGCGGCTTTAAAAACAGGAGTTCTTTCTTTGTTTGGTATCAGTTCCGCTCATGGCAATGTCTTTTCAACAGGGCGCCTCATTCCTTTTGCTACTGGGGGGCTTATTACAAGTCCAGTTCTTTTTCCAATGGCCAACGGAGGAACAGGCCTTGCCGGGGAAAATGGGGATGAAGCCATAATGCCGCTCTTCCGGGCGAGCAATGGAGATCTGGGGATAAAATCAGCCGGTGGCAGCGGTGTTGAAATAAACGTATACGCCCCCGAAGGATCATCTGTCAGTCAAAGCAGCCAGATGATCGGAGGCAAGGAGAGGATAGATATAATGATTGACGAGGCTGTTGCGGGAGCAGTCAAGAGTCCTGGGAGCAAGACTTATAGGGCGCTTAAAAATTCTTTTGGATTGAGGCAGTCATTGACGGCACGGTAGAAAAAGACGAGGAGTAAGAGGGTTTATTTTTTGTTCTTTTTAACATCACAAAGTTCATATCCGTAAGAAGCCATACAAGATTTGTATGCATTATCTTTATTTATGGCTTCTTGAATCCAATCATAACCGCTTGCTGAAACTGAGCGAGATTTGCATTGAGCTTCTGCCCATGCTTGGCCTTGAGGAGGGTTCCATTCTGGGTTAACGCTGACCATTTGGAGATTAGCACACCCTGAAAAAAACAGAACGAGAGACAAAAAGTAGAAGTGAATAATATTTGTTTTCATCATAAGCTCCTTTTTGACGTGTTTTATATTATGGCCTATTTCAGCAATTTATTCAACCTTTTTGTGCATAGAAAGGATTGATTAATGGACACTTGGCCGGCAACACTACCGCAAAGGCTTTCCGCAGACGCATCTGTTCAGGACGACGAAAGCCGGGCCACGACCGACATGGACTCCGGGCCCGCATCTGTGCGCAACAGGTTCACGGCGATCACCCAGACCGCCAAAGGCTCCATGATCCTGACCGGAGCGCAGCTGGTTATATTCAACACGTTTTTCAGGACGACGCTCAAGCATGGATCGCTGTCTTTTTATTGGATACATCCGTTTAGCGAAGACACAGTGACGATCCGTTTTAAAAACAAGCCGGAATGGAAATGCGTAAAATCGGCGGCGAGCGTCAACGATAGGTTATATCAGGCGTCCGTGGAACTCGAAATCCAGCCATAAATCCAGCCATGACAGATATCTCTGACGACTTGAAACAGGACGCCTGGCAGAATTCCAGCGATCTTCCGCTTGTTCTCCTGACGATAAGTCATGCCGATCTTTCAGAAGACATCCGCGTCGTCAATAATAAAGAGGCCATAACATCTAACGGCCTGGAATACGTTGCCTTCCCGTTTGATATCCAGCTCCCAGATTCCAAAGAAGACTCCCAGCCTTCGGCTAAGTTGACAATTTGCAATGTTTCACGTGAGATCGGCCAGGCCATACGCCTGATCTCGACACCCCCCAGCATAACCATAACTGTCGTCCGCCAGGAAACACCGGATATCGTTGAGGCCCAATTTATCGGTATGCGCCTTAACAATGTTAAGTACGACATGATGACCGTCACGGGGGATCTGGAGTTTGAAGATCTGACGCGGGAAGAATATCCGTTTTTGAAATTTTCTCCGTCGATATTTAAGGGGATATTGTGACGCTTAAAGAATTTATTTATAACGCCCTAAGAGTGAAATTCGAGGAGAAAGGCCGGACGTATTCAGGCTGGGATTGTTTCGGTTTGCTCTTTTTGGCGTATCGGGATGTGCTCGGCGTAGAGCTTCCGAGCTTCGTTGATGATTATGTCGATGCCGGAGATACCCAGGCGTCCAGGCGCGTTATCCACGACATTATTTTAAGCCAGAAGCATAACTGGGATCCTGTCGAGAAACCACAAGCATTGGATGCTGTGTTGTTCAGACTCGGCGATACGGAAATCCATCTTGGCCTTATGGTCGACAAAAATAGATTTATTCACTGCGAGAAAAAGGTCAATACGGTGGTCGAGCGAATAGGCAGCGTGAAATGGAAAAAGCGGATAGAGGGGATTTACCGCTTAAAAAGAGAGACAGATGCCGGATAAGATCAAAATGACAGCCCTGGTCCACCCGTTCAAGTCTGCCAGAAAGAGGCTTGAGTTTGAGGAGGGTGCGACCGTCAAGGACATGGTTCTCGCCGCCCAGCCAGATACGACAAAACTGCGCCATGCCGTTGTTTTTGTCAACGGCAAGATCATTCCAAAAAAGGCCTGGAGCACCCATAAACCGGCGGCAGGCGAGCTCATAGAAGTCAGGGCTTGTCCTATTCCTCGCGGCGGTGGTGACGGTGGCGGAAAAAATGTCTTGAGATTTGTTTTGACGATAGCCACCATCGCATTATCGGTCTGGGCTGGTGGAGCTTTGGCCAGCGCGGCGAATACACTATTTGGCTTAGGTGCAACAGCCATGAAAGTGGCGACAGCTGTTTTTACAGCCATCACAGCCACGGCCGGGATGCTCGCCGTCAACGCCTTGTGTCCCACCACATCTTCTTCTACGGCTTCGTTGTCGGGATCCGATACGACAGACTCCAACACTCT